CCTCCGCTCAACTCTCTAAGATCATGTTTCGACAGTCGATGCGGTTGACCAACCCGGTCATAGAGATTCAATATATCACAGTTGCAGCCTACTGTTTGAAGTGCAACGGGTTCAATAAAGTAAATGACTACACGATTGCCCAAAATGGATCCTTCCTACATGTATGGGAGTTCTACAAACTTGTTCAGCGCATTTACAAGTTTCTCTTAACTTCCAACTGTATATTTTATCCTGCCTTTACCTCTCAATTAAAAAACTTCATTGGACAAAAGTTTCTAGGAACTGAGGATGATATCTCTAATGAGTGTTCAAACGCACTGGATAATCTGAAGAGGATACAGCTAGCTCAAAAAAATGTGCAGGTATTGACCCCACAGGAAGTGTTGAAGGATATTGAGAGTATTAGTTCAGTAAGGAATACTGAGGACCCCACTATTATTACAACAAATATGATGGTCTCCTCTTACGGCACCCCTCGTCCCCTTCCCTTGAGTTTCACACTTCAAACCACCAACAACAACATTCAGAATTAAGAGGCCGAGAATGACAGTCATACCCCAAGTTACCCTAAGCCCCTTGACCCTCATTAGCCCCATAGTGACCGGTCAAGAGCTTGGTATAGACACAAACGGAATAGATTTAGTATACAATGCCCCCACGGCTGTAATTGCAGTAACTGTATCGATTGAGGGGGGCACCTTTCCTTCCACCTCACCCACCCTGATCGGAGGCTTCAATCAATTTACTATAAGCGTAACGGGTTTGACTCCCTCATCTTCGGTAATCCAGGTTTTAGCTGTTGGGACGAACTATGATATATCTAACCCACCGCTTCCAGGTCAAGCCTTCGCAACCCCCACCGCCTCATTTGGAATAGTCTACACAGGACTCACAGGGGTTCTTCCAGTTCTTAATCCCCCATCTGGGGTAGCTACCTATAACGGGTTGAATCAAGCGCAATTGGAATGGGTGCTCCCCACCACTCCTGGTTTCATGGGTGTTCGAGTGCAGTATAGCACTGATTCAACGGGGATCAACGTCCCCTACCAACAGTATGGCCCATTGGTAACCCAAATAACAAGAGCCATTAATAGCATTACTAGCTCCACCACTTCCACAGCAGTGGTGGATAACCAGACTACCACAACCACCACTGCCACTACCACTCCTGTGAGCTTCAGTTCGGTCATATTTCCTCAGTCGATTGCTGGAGGAGCTAGTTACTTCTACGCTGTTCTTTCTACAGTGGTGCAGGATCCAACAACAAACACAGTTTACGAGTCCAATTTCAACGGTCCCTTCCAATTAGGTTTCGTTGACTTGCGGCAAGTAAGTCCTTATGATTACCAGTATCTTCAGCAGAAAGAAGACATCGCCTCACGCTTAATTAGTTCTGCGATGGCAAACTACCCACAATTGGATTTGACTCCTAGATCCGAGCTTAGGGATCTTCACATTGACCCAATCAGTTTGGAGCTTTCTCAGCAATCTGTGAGGGAATGGTTTGGTCGTTGCTCTCAATCAATCAGTGCGATGGCAACGATTGATGACTATGACGGGGATGGCATTTCAGACCCATTCAACACCAGTCCATTCAAATCTCAAATCGCTACCGCATGGAACTTATCTGCGTCTAATACTCAGCTTTTGATTAACAAACAGTTCGATATTCTTGGAGAAAGAGCGGGGGTTCCAAGAGGTGGGGCCACTCAATCAGTGGTCATGATGACCCTCTTTACCTACACCAAGCCCACCACGGAAGTGTCGTTCACCCAATCAGCAATGACTTTTTCCTCTATTGGTAACAGTCAGGCACCAGCGGTGACCTTCTCTGCGGTGGGATCAGCGGTTGTTACCCCACAGAGCATTAGCTCAATCTATAATTCGGCCAATAATTGGTGGAGTGTGAATGTCCCAGCAGAATGCACAGTAGTGGGGTCCATTGGAAACGTGGGTGCGGGTGCGATTACACAGGCTTCAGGGTTACCCTCCGGCTGGCTTTGTATCAACCAAGGGCCAGCCACATATGGCACAGACCAACAATCCAATTCATCTTATGCGGTTATGATCAAGAATCGTATGGTTGTTGGAGTGGATAGTGGTAGTCGGCTAGGTTATTTGAACACTGCGTTGGCCACTCCAGGGATCATCGGAGCAAACGTAGTAGCTGCCGGTGATGTGGAAATGCTTCGAGACTGGCTCATCCAGCCTACAATGGCCGGAGGTGGAAAGCATATATTTGGTTGTGTGGATATCTATGTAAGGGGAGCAAGCGATTCTCAACAGACTGATGGACAGGTATTCACTTGGGGGAGTAGCTCTTCAACATATAGAAGTTTTGTCAGCTATGTTCCATTACAGATTTCTAGCAAAGCTCTTCTCGCTATCAAGCCCACTACTGCACTTTCAAATGCTATTTACACTCCCGTAGAAATCGTTGCCACACAGGGAGCAAACCAGATTTTCTTTGGTGTGCAAACTTGCAAGGTGGACCCTCTCACTAACACCGTATACTTAAACCCAACAGAACTTTGCTACCAGCTTATCAATGCCGGTGGGGCGAATGAACAGTATCAAATATTCCAACTTAATGGGGTGAATCAAACCAACCAGATGATTATTGCCCTTCTGGCTCCCCAGGCTGCCAATATTTCAATTGTGGGGTGGTTTAGAATGCAGACTCCACTTCAACGGTACCCTACGGCTCAGCCGGTTTCAACGGTCTATAGTGTCACAGGAAACGGGAATAGTGGGACTCTTTCTCCGCTAGGGGTAAGACTAATTCATAGCCAAGACCCCCTGTTAAACGGGTTCTCAAATGAAGCCAATGATTTGGTTCAAATTGACACCACTGCAAATGCGACCTACTCAAATATCACCCCAATCGTCCTCTCCACTATGCCTGGGGTAGCTCCTGGTTCTCTGGTCCCCTTTGCCTTTCAAACCGGTGGCCCTTCCATCATGCCCATTGACACGGATATACAAGTAAGTCTGGACAACCAGGGTCGTGTATATGGAATCAACTCAGTGCGGTCTGCGGATCTGAGCACTGTTTACAAGTTGAATGTGGATTATACCATCATCCCCACTGGACTTAGCGCGTATTCTGGGAATCCAGCCGTAATCAGTCCTCAAGTTGCTCCAATTTGCAACTATAACGCCTACAGCATTCAGCGACTCCCTACGGGAAGCATCCCCCTGGGTCAGGCCCTGTTGATTGGCTACAACAAATACACGCTGCATGAGTATTGCACTCTGGTTACCGGAGAAGCCCAAACTCTCACTGGGTCCACATTTGTTCCCCTCGCTAACCCAGGATTTATTCAAAATGTATGGATTCCAGAGTCCTATGGCTACACAATGCTTTCGATGGACTCCACTTTGATCTCTGCTTTCATTCCTAAACAAAATCGTTATATTAAAGTGACTTATGATAATGGATCAGGACCAACTGTAATGGTGGAAGGACAGGATTACAATCTGACCATTGATCAGAACACTTACCAAGCATATGTGGCTAGAGTCCTAACAGGTCGAATCCCAGACAAGTCTTCTGTTCTGGTTTCTTACTTCTACAACGAAATGTTCTCAATCACCACCGGCTACCCCGGCTACATCGAACAAGTGGCCAACGCTATCTCCCAAACCAAAAATGCGGGAGGAGATGTGCTGATTAAGCAGATGATGGCAAATGCGGTGGATATCATATTATCAGTGGAACTTAACCCAAATGTGACCTCAGTGGTCATGGATGGGCAGATTAGAACGGTTCTAGGTGTGGTGCTGAGTAACGCAAACAGCACTGTAACCCAGTCAGAGGTAATCAGGCAAGTGAAATCTATTCCGGGGATTGCCAATGTCATCGTCCCACTGACCAAACTAGCTAAGTCGGATGGGTCATACGATGTTGGGATTATCATCCCAACCGGCACTACATGGCTACCTATCACCCAGGACACCACCTTTGGCAGCCTTCCCTTCGCCGCTAACACATGGATACTCTCAACCACGGCCAACGTCCTACCTGATCAGACCATCCCCTCTGGGGGCCTCCCAGACGCATACGTTGGGATGCTGTATGAAGGAGACCAGTTCAGACGGGCAAGCAGTGTGATGGATTTGGTTCAGAACCCACCTACCAGCACCACGGCCCTGGATGGAGCGTTCTACATCATCGGAGTAGAAGATCAGATTAACTCCATCACTCCCATTCCCTCCGTATACGAAGGCTGTATCATTGCCACTTTCCCATCCTACCTCTCCAACAAATATGTGACCCCCTCTGATTTCAGCTTTAAGGTAACTTATCAGGCATGGCGTGAGGGTGGATATCGAGACATTACCCTTAGCTCCACCGAGTATCTGACTCTTGGTTCGGTAACGATTTCTTACACAACCTCATGAAACGCAACGAGAGTCTCAAAGCCCTAATTGAGAAGGGGCTTCTTAGTGAGAGGCTAAAAGCCCTTCTAGACTCTTGCTTTACATATGAGTGGGGGTGGCAGGA